CCACTCCCTGCGGCGATTTTAAAGGTACGACAACTTGGAAAAATCCAAAATACCTATATTTCGAAGATTCTACCAGAACTTGATCGTGATGGTCGTATTCGTACAAATTTTAATCTTATATTTACTACTAGCGGTAGGCTTAGTAGTTCTGGCAAGTTCAACGCTCAGCAAATACCTCGCGACAATCCTATTATCAAAGGTTGTATCAAGGCTCCAGCAGGCTACAAGATTGTATCGCAAGATTTGACCACAGCAGAGATGTATTATGCTGCTGTGTTAAGTGGCGATAAGAATCTACAAGAAGTATTTTCCAGCGGCGGAGACTTTCACTCAACTATTGCTAAAATGGTATTTGATTTACCTTGTGCAGTTGAAGATGTTAAGAAAAAGTACGGAAATATGCGTCAGTCAGCTAAAGCTATTAGCTTCGGTATTTTGTATGGAAGTGGTGCTAATAAAGTATCTCAAACTGTATCAAAAGCCACTGGCGAAGACTACCCTGTAGATCGTGCCAGAGACGACATTAAACAATACTTTAAGAAATTTAGTAAACTAAAAAATTGGTTAGACACACGCAAATCATTTATTGAACAAAATGGATACACATACTCATTCTTTGGCAGAAAACGCCGCTTACCAAATGTCTTTAGCTCAGATAAAGGTATTGCAGCACATGAAGTGCGGTCAGGAATCAATGCCGAAGTACAAAGCCTTGCCTCAGACGTTAATTTACTTGGTGCAATGCGAACTGCTGACGAAATTAAAGCAAAAGGCATTAACGCAAACATCTTCATGTTAGTACATGACTCTATTGTTGCACTAGTAAAAGAATCTGATGTGGATGCTTATTGCGAAATTTTAAAACGCAATACTCAACATGATTGGGGTTGTTCTATCCCTGGATTCCCTATTGGAGTTGACCAAGATGTAGGCAATGACTATAGTTTTGGCGACTGGGAAGGATACTATGAAATTGCAGGAGATCGTATTTCCCGTATTCAGGCTGGGTGAAAAACAGCCTGAGCAAGAAAATGGCATAGTGTACTATAAATCAGAATATAGTGATAAGGATACTGCTGAACACACAACAAATTATAGGTTCGTAGACGATAAGTCCATAGATAAGCCAACTTTAGGCTTACGCAGACTCGCTTTGCAAAGTAAAGCAACGTTATTCCCTATAAGTTCAGCAGTATACTTTCTTGTAGATATTATTAAGTTAGCAAAATCCACAACGTGGTTTATAGACAGCCACGGACAGGTTTTTCAACATAAAAAAACCACACGCGCCAAACTGACAACAAAGAAGATTACTAAAGTGTTACCTGCGGATGGCATAGGGTGTGTATTAGAACTAGAAGGTGTGTCTCACAGATTCAAAACTATGATTCAGCCTGAAAGCTATCACCAGTACGCAGGAGTTTTATATATGGACAACAGTTATTTATTTTACGGATACTACGAATATCCACAAAAAGACACGTGGAGACTAGTATAATGGCAAAAGCAGTGATTAGTAATAGAATTTACATTGATAATCCTGGCGTAGAGCATACCAAACACGTAATTAAATCTCTTACGTATAAAATCCACAAAGATACTGGTTCAAAGAAATTTGCTAGTGTAGAAACTATCAAGAATTACAAGTCGTTAATCAAGGGTATTTTATCTATTCCGCAAGGGCGAACGGATTTAATTCCCAAAGACTATGAAATCATAGATAAACGAGTTTTAGTTCCTGTTCCATTTCCCGACCCTAAATTTGAACTTTACGAAGATCAACAAACTATCTACAACGAAGTAAACGACACGTGCTTTATCAATGCACTACCAGGTTGGGGTAAGACTTTTACTGCGCTACATCTTGCCAGAAAGTTTGGGCAGAAAACTTTAGTTATTACCCACACAGCGGCTCTTAGAGATCAGTGGGTAGAAGAAGTCCGTACACTGTTTGGTTGTGAGTGTGGCGTTATTGGTGGTGGTGAATTAGATCACGAAGATCATTTTATTACAGTTGCTAATATACAAACACTTGTAAAACATACTACAGAACTTGCCAAAGAATTTGGTACAGTTATACTAGACGAAGCACATCATTGCCCTGCTACAACTTTTGCAGGAACAATTGATGCATTTCATGCCCGTTACCGAATCGCCCTTAGTGGAACTATGATTCGCAAAGATGGCAAACATATTTTATTCAAAGACTATTTTGGTACTGTAGTATTAAAACCTCCAGTTTCAAATACAATACCTCCTACCATACATATGGTAAAAAGTGGCATTACACTTAAACCTAATGCAACCTGGGTAGACAAAATTACCGATCTTACCCAAGATGACAAGTACAGACAATTTATTGCAGACATAGCTAAAATGCACGTTGCTGAAGGGCATAGCGTTTTAGTTATTGCTGACCGAGTAGAATTCTTAGAAAAGGTAAAAGACTATGTTGGTGAAACGTGTTTGTTGGTTACTGGGAACACCAGTTTTGAAGACCGACAAAAAGCAAAAGCTCAAATCCTTGCCAAAGAAAAAATGTGCATTGCTGGAAGCAGGCAAATATTTTCAGAGGGAATTTCAATCAACATCCTTAGTTGCGTAATTTTAGCAGTACCAATGTCGAACGATAGTTTACTAGAACAAATTGCTGGTAGGATTATGCGAATGCATGACGGTAAACTAGACCCAATTATAGTAGATATTCAATTTGCTGGATACGCTGATAAGAAGCAAAACACAGATAGGTTAGGGCTTTATCTCCGCAAAGGCTGGAAAGTGTTAGCGTAGTTAAAATTTCACTTGTCAAATAATATCTAAAATGGTATAATATTTATTAAGTTTCAGTATATGACCCTTTTCTTCAACCTTGGATTGCTTGAGTCCACAACACAATGCGACTCCGTAAAACTAGTTGAAACTTTAAGATTGCACTTTATTAGAAAATCTATTCCTAAAAACCAATACAGTAAAATCAAACCGATTTTTAACTTAAAAGGTAATAGTTTTCTAATAAACCCTGCTCGTCTATTTACTGATACCAGCACAGATATTGTACATAAAGCACAATACATAAGATTAGCGGGGCGTAGAAATTACGCCATTTATAAACATTACGGTTACACATATCTAGACCTATCTTTTTATTCAGATATTGACATAAACGCAATAAAATCAAACCCGCTACTAAAAATAACAGAAAACAAAATCCACTTCAAATACGAGGAAAATTAAAAATGGCACTTAGCTTTAAAAATACCAAAGGTAAAGCACAATCAAACAAAGTCGAATCTTATGAATACAAAGATGGCGAAAATACGGTCCGCTTAATTGGCGGAGTTCTTCCACGATATATTTATTGGCTGAAAGGCACTAATAACAAAGATATTCCAGTTGAATGTTTAGCATTTAGTCGTGAAAAGGAGAAGTTCGATAACATTGAGAAAGATCATGTTACTGAGTACTTTCCAGAAGCAAAATGCTCTTGGAGTTATTCTGTAAATTGTATTGACCCTAAGTCGCAAAAAGTTGTTGCTCTTAACTTGAAAAAGAAATTATTTGAGCAAATCGTTACAGCGGCTGAAGATTTGGGAGACCCTACTGACTATGATACAGGTTGGGACGTTGTATTCAAGCGTGTAAAGACAGGCCCGCTGCCTTTTAATGTTGAGTATACCCTACAAGTTTTGCGTTGCAAACCCCGTCCACTAACTGACGAAGAGCGTGCTATGGCTGATGCTGCTAAAAATATTGATGAGAAGTTTCCTCGTCCTACAGAAGCAGATGTAAAAGCCTTGTTGGAAAAGATTACTACCAACAGTGAAGAAGATGGCGAAGGCGAATCTTCTGAGCAAGAAGCAGTCAAAGAACTTGGTTAAAAAACTTAAAGCCCGCTAAACAAAATGCTTAGCGGGCTTTTCTGTCATATAAGGGAATATGAAAGTATTATTTACAGCTGACGTCCATATCAAATTGGGTCAGAAAAACGTACCTATTTCGTGGGCTAAAAATAGGTTTAATATGCTATGGCAGCAATTAGAAGCACTACAAGACGAGTGCGATCTTTTTGTAGTTGGTGGAGATGTATTTGATAAGCTCCCTAACATGGAAGAACTAGAGACATATTTTGATTTAGTTAGTGCTTGTAAGATTCCTACTATTATATACGCTGGAAATCATGAGGCAGTTAAAAAGGATACAACTTTCCTTACTAACTTAAAACAAGTTACTAATCGTTTGAATCCCAAAGTAGAAATTATTGATGATTTCTATAGTTTGGATAATATGGATTTTATTCCATACAATAAACTAAAAGATTTCGAAAAGTCGCCACACACTAGTTATGGCGACATATGCTTTACTCATGCTCGTGGAGAGATTCCACCACACGTAAAGCCTGAATTAGATTTAGAGCTGTTCGCTCGTTGGAAAGTAGTCTTAGCTGGTGACTTACACAGTTATGAAAACTCTCAGAAAAATATCCTATATCCTGGTAGTCCTGTTACTACTAGCTTTCATCGTCACAATGTAGATACTGGTGTTATTATATTGGATAGCAATAGCCTAGAACATGAATGGCGTAAGCTACAACTACCGCAACTTATTCGCAAGACGGTGGCTGTGCACGACCCTAAACCGCCAACTGACTACGATCATACGATTTACCAAGTTGAAGGCGATATGCAAGAACTTGGTGAACTTGAGGATAGTGATTTAATTGATCGTAAGGTTATTAAGCGCGACTCAGATAGTGCACTAATCCTAGACAAAGAAATGTCTATGAGTGAAGAAGTGCGTGAGTATCTTACTTACATCCTAGATTTGCCAGAAGATACTATTGAAAGCGTACTAAAGGAATTTCAAAATCATGCAGACAAAATTGAAACAGAATAAAGCTGAAGTTTGGTCACAAACCAACTGCCCAGCTTGCCAAGAAGCTAAACGCTTACTAACTTCATATGCTATTGAGTATACAGAGTGTATGATTGGTGAAGGCGCTTATACTAAAAAAGATTTAATTGAAAAAGTACCCAATGCTCGTAGTGTTCCACAGATCTTTCTTGATGGGCAATATGTGGGTGGATTACCAGAACTAAAGAAAAGACTAGCCGTACATGATAACTATAAAACAACTACGATGGGCTAACGCCTTTAGTTACGGAAAAGATAATAAAATTGATTTTGTTGCAGCTCCGCTAACACAATTAGTGGGTAGAAACGGGCATGGTAAAAGTTCTATTGCCCTTATCTTAGAAGAAGTATTATTTAATAAAAATTCAAAAGGCATTA